CCCTCTTAGTCTAAACTTAAGAGGAGAGTTTCCCTAACCCCTCGAAACCATCGAGGTTCCTCCCATGGAACCAAGGCTCCGATTTCGCTCTAGAACCAGAACGAGGGGACCTAAGGAGTTTATCGGCATACTGCTGACTTACTTCAAAGGCCTCCAAATTCTTTTTCCAAAGCTTGAAAGAAGCCATGGACCGTGAAAGGGTCCGAGTCCATCGTTTCCCCTTCTTGGCGTCGCCGAAGAATGGGAGATTAGGAATCGTTACCCCTGCGAACTCTGCGAGCGTAGCCGCGAGTTCCAGCATAGGTCCATAGATGGTCTCAGGATTAATGACAGGTGTTGTCCGAAATTTCGCCTTGGAGTCTTGGTACGACCTGGTACTATTATAGTCCAGATTGTACGAAGCACTCTTTTGGAGATCAAACGGCACTGCCTTCGGCAGTGAGACAACATCAATCCAAAGGGACAGCCACTCGCCGAGTGGTACCCTAGAAGAGATGGAGTCTACGACATCCCGTTCATACATCCTGGGAGATAGAGGTGGTAAGCGTTTCACCATATCGTCTGCACGATCCCATAGTTTCAGCAATTTGGAAAGTATCACTCGATTAGTGTCGAAGACACAATATCGGTAATATGACCAGAAAGCCGGACTACAGGGCGGACAGTACGAGAGAACAAGGTCGTTATCTCGATGGAGCAAGACTTGCTCATCAATGATAGCCACTCCTTGATCTATGGTGGAGCGGGCGACGTCTGGCACTCTAGGTAACTGGCCTATCAGGCCGGATATATAGTTTGCCAAGGGAGCATTTTGACCAAGGGGTGCCTCTCGAGAAAACCCAAGTTTGCCGACGATGTCAGCATCCGTAGGTTCCTCGATATGCATCCAGTGGAAAAGATTTTCCCCGCCTAGACGCCGCTGAAACTCTTCGAAAATCTTCTCGCGAAGATGTTCTACCAAGCGTCGGCTCAGATTCCGGGCTAGCACACTATCAACCTTGATTTTGCGAATAATCGCAGAATCCTCGTTTGTGGTAACGTTTGTTATCCATTCGAGAACGGAAGATATACTCAAGTTTTCCCTATCAGTCTTTGACTGAAGGGGGTTGAGTAGACAATAGTGGACTAGTCTGAGAATCGACGAAGGTCGGCGCCCAGACATCTCCGGAGTGAGGACTATCCACTGTGCTGAAGTGACTGCCCTACGTAGTAAGGCAGAAACCTCTGTTAATGGTTTCCCTAGCCGTTGGAGAATCCTTTTGGCGAATTCTAACCGTTGAGTCCATGTAGAGCATGCTAGCTCCTCACGGAACGACAATGGTGAGATATCCCCCTCTGGGATATACCGTCGGTTAGCGAACTCAAAGCAATTCCGTTGGGAATGCAATGATTTCACTAATCCGATGGTAATAGAGAAATCGGCACACACTTCCTTGTAACCTGTAGAAACAGGTTGCGAGGTAGCAATGTCGACATCATCTCCTAAGACTAAGTAATCCTTGAACCACTCTTCCTTGTGAGTTGCCCGATAGTGAGCGAACTGCACTAGGCTATGGTGTACCAAGGCCATCGACGCCCAGGAGGATAGGGCCCCCATCGGTTGTCCGGTACCATACCGAACCACCTTTGGAACCTTATCTTCTGACTCATTAACTGGAAGGTAAAAGTCGCGGTCCGTGAGAATTGAAGCCCACAGATTCACTCTCTCCCTGGTGATACCAGGGTCCTCATCTTTCGACGAAAGAAAAGGAAGAAGCACCTCTTTATAAAGTGCTAACGGGATTGAGTCTGTTGCTGTTTTCAAATCGAAAGACCAATGCGGACTAAGTCCGCGTTGGAAATATGCTTGAGTAACTCCATCCTGATCGAATGTTGCGTCATTAGACGATAACACTTTGAGTAGGGAGAAGAGATGCTCGTGCACAGGTTTGAGCGCAGCTTGGGTAAAATAATCACAGATCGCCACCACTCTTACTTTTCCAGCAGGTTCATCTATCGTGTGTAACCTACTTAAGATCGGCTCGCCACGTTTTGAGGCCGGCGTTACCCGAGTTGCCATCAGAAGCGAATTAGCAGTGACCCCATGCGGATCAGACTGATCCAGCATGAGTTCCTCAGTAGAGAAGTTTTCTATACTGAGGGCCTCTACTAATTGCGCCATGAGAGCATCACGGTGAAGCCGGAACCACTCCAGAACATAGTTCCGGGGGGCCGCATTCCATGCCTGAGCGTCCAAAATGGCGCCAGTTATGGAAGGCCCTGAAACATTGGCACCAGCTGATCGAACAAGTAATCCGAAGGCTGACTCATATTGAAATGGCGGCAGTTTGCCACCTTCAAAATGTTTTGAAATTAGTTTAGGGAAAATCTCCGAACAAAATTTCTGGTATTCAACGAACGTTTTGGTATTCTCGAGTACCGGGTGGGGACTGATGATTGATGATACATCGAGCGGCGGATGCTTCGCATCCATCGCCCGGTATATATTTAATAGGGAGGCAATAACCCGTATTACGGGGAGATTGTTACTCCTTATCATATCTCTCAGAGTCCTTGGCCAGTACGCAGGAAGACCTGACGTAAGACGAATACCCCAACCTAAGGAAAGGGTACACTTGATAGGGTTTCCTGACATAAACGAGTAGAGGACGAATAAAGCAACTTTCAAATGCTTTATTGCGGCCATCTGCCCGTTATGCTTAATGAGGCGCTGGAGTTGTCGAGCCACAGGGGTAAGTAATTCGTGGAAACCTCCCGAATTCTTCACTTCTGTGTAGTGTAGGAGCTCACGCCCCCACAACATCACAGTCCGAGCTACTGAGTCAGCCGTCTCGGAGATCATAGTTGATCCCTTAACAGTAGGAACGTTTTTATGGACCTTTCTTCGAAAGTCCAGAAAAGTTTTCCAACTAGTTCGGGAGCTCTTTGACCACTTCGTCTCAAATCCCACCGTAAGGGGGGAATTTTGAGAAGGAGTACCAGATCCGTCGGATTTGGTTCCAACAGGCTGAGGACGTAAAACGGAAGGAGTGGCGATAACCATCAGAGGCAAATCGTTGGAGACGCAGGTTCTACCTAGCGATAGGTAGTCTGCTTGGTTCAAGTATAGTAAACTGTTGGGAGCAAAAGGATCCACGACCACGAATGGTCGCGTTTCCCAGAGATCCCAGTCTACTAGAACAAGCCAATGCGCGACAGCACGAAGTGCCGGGCGAATCGCCGTGATTTGCTCCCGCGTCATCTCGACACCACTGATGAGGAATTTTACTTCCTGTCGAAGGGTACAAGATGAATGGAAGGTACGTGATAGATAAAGCATCGAATTTCGTTGAAGTTCTTATGTTTTGTGGACTCGCTACCTGCCTTTCCCTATCCATAGTCGGAATCGGGTGGCCAGATCGTGAATGGTCCGAGTGACCTACCACGGTTTCTGTCACTCTGTGTAGGGATGTTAATCCTTATTCAGAACGACTCCTCCTATGGCACCTCAAAGGGTCAGAGATCTTAACTGCGTTGCAACTGAGGAAGGGGTTCCTGTACAGTCCGGCTAGGCTTTCTAATTTAGTTTAAGTACGACGTACTAGACAAGAGAAGAATCTTACCGGGCTCGTCCGATCTCCCAGAATCTACCATTTAGATAATAATCCGTTAGGATGTTTTCCATTTAGTAGAAACTGTAAAGAGTTTCGGAACCCAGGGATCCCGCTAATGTGTTCGTACGCAATACTTAGAGGCTGAACCTTGAGTAACTTACCCTGTTGTAATAGGGTTTACTTGTGTTCAAGTCTACCTAGCTTTTAACGCAATCTGAGGTCCCTTGCAGGGACCCCGGACCGTTACCGGCTAGTAGTAAAGC